CTGCCGGAAGTGTCCCCGATACCCTAACAACATCACCTGTATTTAATCCATGGGCAGTTGATGCCATTTGGTTAGATGAAAAATTTCCTGTAAATGCTTCTGGGATACCATCCCAATTAATCTTGAAACATTCGTCAGTCGTACCATTTGTTATAATAAAATAAGCACCGTGATGCCCGTTAATAACATCAGCAGAAAAGAAAGGTACATGAACACCGCCACCCGTAGTCGTTCTCATCGACAAAGCAACAGCAGCTCCTGACCCACTACCGACCGTAATATGTTTACCACTATCTGTATTCGCATTTAGATAAGGAGTGAACATTGTTTTCTTAGGTCCGGTAGTCCAGAAATAATCTTCTATATTAGAAATATAAAACTTATCTAATGCTATTCTAGCGATTACTAACGGCTTCATTCTTCCCGTATTATGGGTAATAAAAAGAGTGTCAGCACTTTGGACATAAACAAAATTATTAATTTCAGTTGTTAAGTTCTCTAGCCCTGTTCCCAAAGAAGTCACAGAAGAGGAACTGTTCCCAGCAATAGTGATATCCTTATGCGTGGCATACGCACCAGGGTCATCTAAAGTTGTTGTTATATTAACTAATACGCCTGAAGAACTATAGACCTTAAAACGTAACGTATCCCCGGTTGAGGCTACTGTCTTTGCTTCTATAGCGATATTATAAGATTCTTTTTTACTAAAGATAAAAGGGACAAGCCCAACATAGCTAGTGTCTGCTACGGGAGAAAGATCGGCAATATAGCGAGAACCCATTCTCCTCGAAACACCGCCTTGCCTAAACGTAATAAAATTCTCTAAGGTACTAACGCCTCTAGCATACTCTTCCAGGTCAGTTCTTCCATCGAGTCTTGGATGAAGCTCACCACTAGTAAAGCTATTTTGTACGTACCTATATTTCATAATCTGGCCTCAAGGAAACTGTCGTCAATTAAATCTGGGGGAGTTCCTTCTTGAGCATCAATGCTTCTAGCTAGTGCCAGGTGTCTACTATACTCACCTAGAAGATTCTGGGATAAAGTAGATGACTGGACTAAACTATAAGCGAGGTCTACTGCTAACCTTAATGCTAACCCTTCAATAAAAATACTATCGAACTCAGCAGGAGCTGTGATCCTTTTAAGATATCTAGCTTTTATTGTTGCACTATCACTGAGAATCTTATTCCCCTCTTGCTTCCACTCTATAGTATTATCATGTAAAGATAATATCCTTAAGCAATCGGAAGGAATAGCATACTCATAATTATAGCCAAACGAAGGAGTTGTTGTGAGCTGAGAGAACTCAGCACGAGTAATAGCAAAGTTCCAAGGATGACTTCTAAGAACCTCATCTCTAACTTTACTATACTGTTCATTACAAAGCTGAGCACGTCTATTAGTCTCTGTCATAGAATTAATTCTATCTGCACCTATTTTAATAAGCGCACTATTGCATATAGACGTTTCAGTAGTCGTTAAAGACATAGCACACCCTTAAAAAAAGAAAGGGGCCGAAGCCCCTACCATTATTCAATTACATAAAAAATCGCCAAGGCAATTTCCGCAGCACCAGAAGTGTCTGTTGCACCTTTCTGAACGGTTACTTGGCATTCAGCAGAAAATTTCTTGTTAATCCCCAAAGGGTTAACAGTTGAAATTTCCATGCCGTTAGATCCGACAGCGTTAACAGCTAGTTCATTAAAGAACCCATCTGCATCAATCGCTTCTACCGCATCATCTGAAGCAAGCCAACCGATATCAAAAGTCCCACTGTTAGCGTGAGCACCGTGTTTAACTCTAATATCAAGAATCCTAGCGCCTTTAGGGATCTTCATTAAATGAATAACGTTAGTCCCAATCGCACCAGTAGTTGTGTAGCTATCATAAGCTACTCTTACTCTACCTGATTGCTCCCCAGCAGGAATCTTTTCCTCGGGAACATTTTGTAAATAGGTAGCATTTACACCATATAAACTAGCCATTATTTCCCCCTATTATTCTTTACAAAGAACTTCTACAACTTTGTTTTCTTCCATTCTGGTAGCCCCGATACCCATACAAGCATAAACTTGTGTGCTGTATGACTTATCAGCTCTCTCAGAGATTTTTCCATTAACATCTTTAGCTGTAGCTAAGAGGAGACCATCTTGTGCCCAGGCGATACATCGTCTTGCACCAGTAGCAAGAGTTTGTGACCCCGAGTTATAAGATCCGTCAGCATTATTGTAAGACGGATTATCGGCTAATGTAGCTAGCCTCTCAGTTCTAACAAATTTAAAACCAAGGAAAGTATCGATCTCACCTTGAACCAAAGCTTTGACAGTGTTGTAATCAGCACTCTGAATAGCAGTCTCACCTAAGAGACTGTTAAGCTGAGAAGATCCAATTGCGATGTATCTAGGAATAGACTCATCAACATCATTGGCATCAAATCTTTGCTTAACTTTTCTAAGAGTCTGGATGTTAAGGTTGTTACCTGTAGTAGACGTACCATCAAAAGCTACAACTTTATTGGCATCAGCTAGAGTAACTGTAGAAGAACCTTCTTCCCCACCGTAAGCATTACCAAGAGCATTTTCAATAATGACGTCATCTTTAGATCTGCCTAAAGCAAAAACTGCTGATTGAGCATAATCTGAAGCTGGATCGATAAGCATTCTCAGCTTATCAGCATCGTCTATTAAATCGGCCCATTCATAATCCACAAGTGTGACTCTACGTCTGCTATGTGGGGTATCAATTTGGGGAGTGTCGGCATGTCGAGAAGTTCTCTTGACGGCAGTGACTGCTCCAATTCTATCATAAAAAGCAGACTTTCCTCTTTGACTCTCATTTCTGACGAGTGAAGCAAGTCTTGATCCTTTTTGCTGAGAAAGATGAAAAACGTTTGCACTAAATTGTTTTACAAACGCTGTAGTAATTTCAGAACTCATAACTATCTCCATTACTATACGTTAATCTTAAATTTTAATTATGTGTGAATTGCCCCGAAATTACAGGATTCGAATTAGACACTCAAAAGATGAGGTCTTTTCAGATTGTCTCGTGTCTATTTTCTATAATAATGGGGAGATGGACTAGCGTCAACCTATATGCTGATACAATTTCTGCATCTCAGCAACGGCATTTCCATGATTCGGATTGTGTTTGTCATGATAAGGGTGATTTTTGTCAGACATAATAGAGTTAATTTGTAACTGCGCATCTTGGGGAGAGAAACCTAATTTGGCCTGTCCACCATCTGTAAAAGAATCTTCTGTTAAACCTGCCCCCATTTTACTAAACGTTTTTATCAGATTTGGATTATTGCCTAATCCTGTCTCGTCCAAAAACGCCTTGAGGTTATCATCACCATAGTGAAGAACTGCTTCTTTCGCAGCTTTCATTTTGGAATCATAAGCAGATCCCCATTCGGCCTTTAGACCATCAACGGACTTTTGCTCATTCATCTTTCTATCGTTTGTATATTTATCTACCATTTCGGTATTCGTTTTATTATACCAATCAAATAACTTCTGAGCTTGCTTAGGGAGTATACCAGCATCATGAGCAGCACCCTTAAAATTACCAAAAAACTCTTTATCAATATCGCCACCTTCTTTAAAAGATAACTCATAATCGTCAACCTTTTCCGGCAACCCCAACTTAGTGAACACGTCTTGCCACTCATTATCTTCCGCATACTTATTAGGAACAATGATCTTATCAGACCCAATCATTTTCTGAGCATTAACATAAGACTTAGCTAGGTTGTCCACTGTCTGTATGGCCTGCATACTCGGATCAGACTTAACATCTTCAGGTAAAGCATCTTTCCAATTGGCCTCAGCTTCAGAAACAGTCTCATCAGAATTCGTCAGCGTACTCTCTGTCATACTCGAAACCTTCCTTTATCTGATCCATCAATCGTTTTTCATCAGTCTCTAAAATAGACATAATCCTAAGAGCGCAGTTCCTACTGCCTTCTCTTAAGATTGTCTCATATTCATTCGTTATACAAAATGTTGTATCCAGGACAAAGCTACTTCTCATAATATCCCAGAGAACTCTCTGTCCTGCATCTGATCCGAATATCATTTTGTAATCGGCAGTAATATCCAACTTTTTCGTAGAACTTTTCTTCTTGACCATCAAGCACCCTGTTGCATAAGCGGAGCAGCTTTATTAGCTATCTCAGCGGCCTGTTGCGCTTGTGCCATCTGCTGCTGTTGCTGTTGTTGTTCCTGGCGTTCTACACGAGTCTGAACAACATCGTCAAACGGTCTAAGCATTTGTTCAGGGAGACCATACGCTTTGGCCACATACCTTAAGGCCTGATCACCGTTAACGTTATCCATGATCTCAGGTTGTAGCTGAACCATCGGACCGATAACATTCATAACCTTAATAAGAGTATCTGCATCGGCACTCTTCTGGGCCTTAGCAATCTTGGAGCTGTACTGAACTTGAAGAGTTCTATCTTGTAATAGCTCAGGAGTTTCATCAAACATCTTCTTCCTAAACATAATCGCAAACAATCTATTGATCAAAGGCTTAAGAAGTTCATAGTGCTGACGACCTAAGATAGGACCAAGAAGTCTGAGCTTCTCTTCCGTCCTCTGCGCCACTTCCGTAGCGGTCATCTGGGGCCCTGTATTTAGCTGCAACTGATCTATAAAGAACGCTTGTCTAATCCTAATATTAATATGTTCCATAAACTGAACACCGAAGTCTACCCGACTCCCCGTATTCAGTGGCTTCACTTCCTGAGCACCCGGTCTATAGAAGTTAATACTCCCAGGAGCTGTCTTGAACGGCATCATATACCCGTCATCTGGCATAAGCAGCGGTGGATCTACTACCTTCTGAGCTGACCGAATCGTTGTCTTTGCTACAACATTCGTCATCTTAATATCAGCTAGGGCCTTCATCCCTGGACTACGTCCATAGACTTCACCTGCTATCTTCGTCCACCTAGGCACCACATAAGGAAATTCCTTAAACCCACCCGTCTTTAAATAAATCTTTCTCTCTTTCAATATATAAAGACTCTTAAACTTAAAGCCTTTACCAGCGTACTCATCACCTTCTTCTACGGGTTCTACTACGTGAAGAATCTCATGCTTCTGACTATCGTTACTAGTTAAAAAACTATCCAACTGAGAGTCAAACTTATCCGTCCCAAACGCATCTGCTATCTGCATTACGTCTAACTTGAAACTTCTATAAATAGTGGTGATCGTCCCCTGGGCATTCTCCCGGAGGTACGCTTCATATATAGGCCGTGTCTGAAACCGTACAACCTCTTCATCATCTTCCTCGATACGCATAAGGGCCGTACCAAAACATCCTAAGTCCAAATACAACTCATGGATATTCGTATGAAAGTTAGATGCATTCAATACGTTATGCATTTGCTTGACTGTATTCTGCAACCAAAGCCTAACTTCATCGTCCTGATCTGTCGGCTCATCACCTGTCGACAGTTCAAACCAAGTGGTAGCAGGGTTCGTAAGCATTCCATGAAGGGCCGCAGCTAAGAGTTCGTTCGAATGTATGGCCGTTGTCTCATACACTTTAGAATATTTCTTCGCTCCTGACGACAATGTCTGGTGAACATCATCTTTCCTAGGAACTATAAACTGAGCACACTCTTCCCAGTGACTATCCCAGTTCGTTCTCTCACTCTTCAATGCTTCATACTTTCTTATATACTCTGTTGCCATCTAATATTTCCTTGTCAACATGGACTGCTTCCTCACACCAGGACGCAACCTTCCCCTCGTCACTTCCCCCATACGGGCAGTCGACTTCTGGTAAAGCCCTTCTATCTTCTTCTTCTCAGCTACACCCATAGAAGCCGCTGATGCACCAGCAGCACCGTAACCTTTAGACGTATCCGCTTTAGGCTTGGCCTCGTCTAGTTCTGCCTGAGTCATTGTTGTTAACTGACTCCCCAATTTAGAAAACGCTTCTATATCAGAAGCTTTATATCTATGCGCCATCGAGGCCGTCGCTTCTCTAGCTTCATCCTTCGACCGCTGTTGCGCCTGAGTTATACCTAAAAGCTTCCCACCTTCATGACCAAAGTCATGGGCCATACTCCCAAAAAATTTACCTACTTCAGTATCTTTTAAGGCATAAGCCGCTGCCCCAGCTAAAACGCTCATAATATCCTCCTACAAACTAAATACATCGTACTCTTGATATGAATCTCTATATTCCCGAAGAACTTCCGATTGTACTCGCTGTGACTCAGGTCGTACACCCATTGCTAAATACCTGAACGCATCGGCACCATTAGATGCCCAATTATGCTTAGGCTTCTCCTGAAATATCTGATTCTTCGCATCCCATTTTCTCTCATACGCATGAAGCGCCAAGAGACCTCTTTCACATTTATCCTTATCCCACCAACACTTACTCAAGATCGTTCTCACAGCATTGATACCATCGGCCACCTGCCACCTAGGCAAAATATAAAGGCGAGTCATACCTAACGTCCTAAGAGTCTCTTCCCTACTCTTACCCGTCCCTAACTCTCTTGCCCTCGCATCATGAGGCAAAGTATGCTCTCGGTACGT